CTGAATTCGCCATTTCAAGCTCCCACGGATAGTTCCGTTTGTTTCGGATTAAAAAAGTTGTCGTTTCCGCCATCAAACATTTTCGTAATCAAGCTCTCGCCGTAAATCTGTACCGTGTCTATCATTCCCCAACGCCTTGCGGTTTCGGTCATGGTGAAAAACTGCTGTGCGAAGGCTAAAAATGACGAACAGGTAAGAACCGTCTCGCCGCCGACCTCGACCTCGACATAAGACCGATCCACACTCTCGCCAGCTACATGAGCCGCATACGTCTTGTCGTGGCTTGGAACCATGCAATCAAACCCGAATAGATGGAAGTCCCGGTATCCAAGGACTTCGCCAAGGGATAGTGAAGCCAGGGCCACCGACCCGCCAGTATTGACTATAACATTTCGGGTGTAGCCGTTTTTATGCAGAAAGTCCTGAGCATCGGGATGGGTTCCCCCGACCCCACACCAGATATATTGCTTGTAGCCTTTTAGGATCTCAAACACGCTCGGATGTGTTGTTGCAGCGATTAAATGGATAGTGTCGGGATTGATATGCGTGAACCCATCCGTCACACCTTCGCTCGCGTCAAGCTGAGTAACAAAAGTCGGCTTCAACCCATGCTTATAACACCACGGATACATCCGCTCGATAACGATAAGCGCAGCACCGTCGGCGACCAGCTCCTTAATCTTTTCTATCTGCCCATCCACGGACGGTCCACCCGCTACAATGACGCAAGGACCGGAGTATTTACCAATCAGGTCGCCCATCATGGGAATTTGCAGGGTTAAGTTCCCGTCGATGTTTTTCAACATGCTCTTTTCGCTGAATTTACATCGCGCCCTGACCGGGGGCAGGGATCGTTTGTCGGATTGAAGTAGGTGTTCAAAGATTGCCGCCCTCCAGGCTATCGGCCATTCGGGTTCAAACTGCGGCGGCCCAATATATTTCCAAATGGAAATGATGTGATCGTCTAAGAACTCCTCCGCATAACCCATACGCTCCATGATAGCTTCGAGTGTGGCGGCGATAAACTGATAGGTATGAGCGTTTTGGAAAAGCATCGCGGGATTAGTAGCAAGTAATCCCGGAGTAAAAATAAAAAGTTTCCCGTTTGGAGCCAGGATATGCTGAATCTTCTCAACTTCCGTAAGATCGACTAAATGTTCGATCACATCCTGCATAACAACGAGATCGGCTTTGATTCCTCGTTCGATCAATTCCTCGATAGAAGAAAAAATAGTCAGCCCCTTGGCCTCGGTATAAGTCCGGCCCTCGGCGCAAATTTCAACTCCATAGACGGTAGCCCCGCCGTCCTTAAAGGACATCATCATCCCGCCTTTGTCGCTTCCGATATCGACGACAATTTTAGGATCTATCTCAAATTGAAGCAGAAATTCCTTTAAGTCCCGGCCCTTTTTATGCGCTTTCTCAAAAAGAAAATCGGGATCTTCCGATTGGGGCCCATCAGAAAATCCATCGTAAATCTTACGATACTCGTTGTTGTAAAACTCCCGATAGGCTTCTCTAGTCATACGGGGATTCGCCCGAACGAGAAGGCAATTTTCGCACAATACCATTCTATGCGGCATGGTATAGCGGTCCCGCTCCGCAAGAATGGAATCCCTGCTAGGCTCTATTCCACAGAAACATTTTGTTTCCTCCGTCGGGTAAACACCCGCTTCTAGCTTTTGCATTACCTGAGCGACGTGACGGACAGGGCTGAGTTTATCCCAACCCTGTCCGTTATCGTTCATGCTCATACTAATTGCCGGCAGTCGGAAGGAGGTCATACGAGTAATAAACGTACCCCCTCGCTCCCGCCGCAGTGGTCAAGGAACTGGTTCCCGTAATGGCAAAGACCAGGTTATTGGTCGTCGTCACCAAGGAAATCATGTAGCTCTTGTTGGTTAAGAACCCCGTCCGTCCAGGAACGCTCGCCGTGAGGCCGGATAGCCCGGTCGCATAGCTCTGCAACAGCGCGCCCCTTAGCTGCACCCCAGCGATGATTGATCCACCTTCGGTATCCGCCGCAATGACCGGATCGTTCATGTAATAGCCCGTCGCCGAGGCCGTCATCCCGTCGATAAAACCGTTAGGGTCGCCCGACACGCCGAAGTCCACAATCAGCCCGGCGCCAATACCTTCGCCGAGTTGGGTCTTATGGACATAGACATCTTTGATCTTGATGCCGACAGGGAGTCCGCCGGACTGCGGAGCAAAGACGGCGCTTACCGTGCCGTCCGTATGGGCGCTAAGGATCGCCCAGGAACCAACCAGGGTATAGCTTTCCCTGCTGGTATTGACCGGGATACGATGATTCGAGACCGTTACAGCTTCCAGGAAAAACGATCTTCCCGACGCCGTTAGAACGGAAATATCCACCGTTGAGGTTCCACTATCAATAAAGAACCGGATAACCCCGTTCGTCATTGTAGCGGGCTGCGTAAGCGCCGTGCCGCTGCTATCGCTATACGCCGTTTGCTTTAACGGAACGCCTGCCTGCATAATTGCAAACAGGCCCGTATCGTCGTCGATCGGCCTGTCCAGCCGCTCATCGACGAGCTGTAAGTAAAACTCGGTATAATTACTTGCCATGATTTCCTCCTAGACCTTCGCATCGCCGTATGCGATCCAGAAAAACAAATCTGCGCTCGCATGGGTGACGGTAAATGTGTTTGTCGAAATGGTGTCTACATAGACGGCAGTTGTACTGGTAGCGCCCATAGCCCCAGCACCGAGAACTCTCGTAAACTGGGACACGGTAACAACCGTACTCGTTCCACTGCCTCCTGCAACACCGACGGCCAATGGGGTAAAGCTGCCAATGGCCTGAATGATTTTAGGACTAAGCGCCGTTTGTGCCATGATTATTTACCTCCTCGCTGCTTCTTCCATCTTGCCATAGAAGCGAGAGATTTCTTTTCTCGATATTCACTTGGGTCTCTCATTTTTTCCTCCTCTTGATGTAGTTTAACGTGTTCCGATTGATCCATGATTTGCAGATTTTCTATGCGGTTATCGGTTCTATCTCCATTGATGTGGTGAATAACCTCCGTGCGCCGAAGTTTCCGGCCCAAGAATTTTTCCACCACAAGGCGATGTTCAAGTTGCCTTGTTCCGCCAGGCTCGCAAAAAACATTGTAGCCAGCCGTATGACGGCTGCGCCCTTTGTAATTGTGAGCGGGCTGACCCTTCTTAAACTCAAACCGCTTGAGATGAGAATGGTCCTGCCAACTTGTTTGCCACAACATTTTGCAATTCCGTGAGCAAAAATTAGGTTTCCCCTCATCTTTGCCACGATGTTTACGGGCAAAACATTCCGTTTTACACCATTCACAAATTGCTTTAATATGTGCCGCCAAGCCCCGGCAGACATTGGAGTTGTACCAAAGACCACTTTTGCTTTGATGCCATCCATCGGAAATTTGCATGAGACACCTCCATTAAAAGATGTCCTAAACATATCCGATTTATAGTTAATCTGCAACACCATAAAACTAATCGGTCAGTCCGCCACAGCAGCCGCGAAAACATGCACCACGCCATGATCCGCTTCGCTGGTTCGGGTAAAGTAAATCTTATTCACGTGACTGATCTCGTGAATCTCGTAGGAAACCGCATGGCCCAAATCCGAGAACTCTTCCCCGAACTTCGGTCGCTGCCCCCAAACCATCGCCGCCGCCTGAGCGCCCAACAGGAAGTTATGAGCCACCTGGATTGTCGAGCTAACCAGGTTGATCCGGTCATACTCGTGAATCAGGATGCCGTCATAGGCTCCCTTAAAGGCGCTGCCGGTGAAAATGGGCGATTCGCGGTTCGAGTTGGGTGGAATGTTTAACTGCGCGTTTTTCCATGCCGCATCATTATCGAACAGATCGCGGGTGCAGTATGGATGGCAGATCGCAACGTACCATTCCTCATACGCCTTTCCATTGACTACCTTTGTGGGCCGCATCTTAACGCCGTCCGCGCCGGTTCCGGGAATCAGCGCCTTACGCTTGGCGATACGGAGTATATTGGTGGTCAACTGATCGGCGGTATTGTCGATATTGGTAAGCCCCGTTGCATGGGTCGCGTTCCAGTTGGAATCCGCCGCGCCGTATAGATACCGCGAGCGCACCCTGCCGTTCGTTGTCGAGGATAGTTGGGTCGTGATCTTATCGTCGGAGTAGATTTGCGCTTTTTCTTCCACGGCCTCCCGCACGTTCTGTAGGAAGTCCCACGGAACGCGCTGTTCGCTCATCGGGATGTCCTGGGCTTTTACGAGATGGCGAATGTTGTCAATCGTGATCGCAAAGTCGTAGAAATCCACCGAGCCTTCATTTCCGATGCCGGTCGCGTTTCCAAGCACGGTCCCACCCTGCATCTGCCCGCGAATACCGAGAGTAATTTTATCCCCTTTGCCTTTTTTCAAGTCCTCCTTGACCTGGATGATACTGTCGGTCGAAGTTCCCATGAACTTCTTCCAGTTAAGTTGGCCGATATACTCTTTGTAGAGCATATCGTCCCATTGTTCCGCTGTGAGATTATGAGAATTTAGAATTTCGGCGTAGGCCATATTTTTCTCCTCTTATTAAGGCGCGAAGATTTCTTTTAACGAGGTCGGCATAAAGGCCGGTTTCTCCCCCGTTTCCTTTCCTGCTCCTCGCACCTCGGTTAATGATGGTGCAACTGTTTCCTTCTTGGAGACTCGCGCCATGAGGTCTTTTGTGACTCTTTCGGTAATCTTCTGTTCCTCTTCCGCAAGAATCGCCTTGCGGAGATTAGCCTTCCATTGGCGCGGATCAGGCCCCAATTCCCGTATTACCTCGGCTTCTTCCATGACCTTCATGGCCTCGATAACCGGAGTTGGCGAATTGAGCACCCGCATCTGAACCAACTGATGCCTGCCAAACTGATCGTTGAACTTAGCCAGGCCCGCCTCGACGATCTCTTTTCCCTTCGCATCGTCGCCATTGCCATAGATGCGGTAAGCCGCGCTTTCCGACGCCTCGATACGGCCTTTTACCGCCGCTTCATCGAGGGTCTGTTTTGGCTTATCGTCAATGGCGGGATCGTAAGTTCCATCGAGCTTCTTATTCAGGATTTCCAGTTGCCGGGTATGTTCCTGATTCGTCCGCATCTGCCAGGCTTGAGTATCCGCATACCGCTTTTTATAAGGATTACCGTCAGACTCATAATCAACCTTGGGCGTTTCCTCCTTCTTTTCGTCCGGGGGCTTTTCCTCGGCCTTAGCTTCGGCCTTTGGTTTTTCCTCCGGCTTCTCTTTCGCCGCTTCGGGTTTTACCTCTACGGCCGCTTCCGGCTTTACCTCTATCGGCTTNTCCTCTTTCTTTTCCGTTTCTACCTTGGCCGGGGATGGCGCTACGGCTTCCGGCTGACTAGGTGACGAAGTGGAAAAAATGTCGGCGAGTGCCGTTTGAGATGTTGCCGCTATTTCTGCTTCCATGATTTGCTCCTGCGCTTCCGGCTTACGCAGCCGGGGATGGCGCCGCTACCGTTTTTTGCTTCTTTTTGAATCCGGCGTGGCCCAACAAGTACTTAGGCATTCCGGTGTATCTATGATTCGCCTTCTTTTCGAGTTTCCCGCCGCATCCGCAATGGCAGGTGTAATCGTAATACTCGATTGGTGAAACGGCTTTAGGGGCGATTGTTTCCAGTGAAACATCGGCGCTTTTAGCCGCTTCCGCCCCTTCGGGATAGACCTTTTCGACCAGCTCGAACACGCCTTCAATGCCAGGAACGGCCAAAAGCCTAGTCCCGTTTTCCACATCAAATTCCCCTATCGGGTTACACACCACCTCGCCGGTTTTTTCACACTTCTGAATAAACGGGATCGGTAATTCGACAACCTTGGCCCCTTTCCCTAGCCACTTAATACGGAGAGCGATTGGTTCCATGATTAGGTCCTTTTTCCTTTTCCCAGGTCGATAAAGGTTCTGCGGCCTCGTACCCTCAACACCCGTTCCTTACGGTCGTGATCGTCAATTAACTCCTCGCCCGTCAACTCGTCGCGGTGCATGTCCAGCCCGGCTTCCTTAAAGGCCCGCTCCTGAACGTCGGTAATTTTTTGACTATCCTTAATTTTATGAAACGGTAATCTAAGCTCCTTGACCGCCATTCTCCGCTCCCTTCGCTGCGCTCTGCGCTATCGCCATTTGCGACTTTTCTATGTCAAGCTGGTGCTTCTCGCGGGCGTTAACCAAATCCATCTGCGACTTGGCGATATCCATTTTGGTTTTTTCCATTACGCCCCGTTGCTTCACCATCTCGCCCTGCTGTTTAATTGCTTCAGTCTGTTGCTTGCCCTTTTCCGCCTCGCCCTTGCCTTGCTCCTTGGCAACATCGGCCTGAGCCTTGACCATGTGCGCCGGCGGAGCGCCCTGAGTGGCCTCGAATTGGGCCAGTTCGGGCATGTTTAACTTGACGGCAAAGGCCGCTTTTTCCTCTGGCATCATTTCGGACCATTGGAGCGATACGCTGAACTTGGCATCAGCCGGAGATGGCTGACTCATCTGCTCGATCTGCTTTACATATTCGTCCTTACCCCTGATATCGGATAACTGGATAAGTGTTTTCGTCCAGAATGGGCCAAAGGGAAGGATCTGCGGTAATGCCTGAGCCAACATCTCAAACTGTTCCTGCTGCATCGTCGTGGTGTCTGGCAAGTCCTCCACCACCACGTCATAGATACCCTGCTTGATGCTGGCGAGTTGCTCGGTGCCGAGAGAAACCTGTTTGGCTTTATTAAGATCGTCGGTGATGTAGAACAATTTTGCTTCAGTAAAGTAGGTCTGAATGAGTTCCAGGATGTTTTTCGCAAGTAACTGACGTGAGCGACGGAGGTTATCGAATATCGGGGCAATGATAACATCCGTCATGGCCTGTTTGCGGGCCACACCGATGCCTGAGCGCATTTCCGACCGCTCGCCCATCGCGTCCGGATTGATGCCCGTTATGCGCCGGAAGTCCTGTTTGGCCTCTCCGTGCATAGTAAACTGGCTTTGGGCGAGTTCGAGGTTGTTGTGGAGCTGGAACTTCTCGAAGTAACCCCGCTCAAGTTCCATGAATCCATCTGGGCGGCTTTTTTGGGTCTGATGCTCGTTCTTATCTACGATACCCCCCTTTTCCACGATCGTCTGATTCGTATTGAGCAGATGGAGCGCCTTGGACTCTCGCTTATTGATGGCGTCCTGCATGGAAAGAGAGATATGAATCAGGCTGTACGGCTCGCCAGACTTTTTTCGATGGACAAAGTAGGGCACAAAGGGAAACCGCATCAGATCGCTTGCCTTATCGTCGAGAAGTACTCCGCAAGCAAAGATACCGACGCGCATAGACGATACGATCCGGTCTATTTCATGGTAAGGGAGTTTTTCTTTGAGTGCTCTTAGTTGCTGTTTGCTAACAGGCTGCTTTTGACCCCCCGGCTCGATCAGGGTCATCTCTTCCTTGTCGGCTACTGTGCCGTCCTGGAAAAGACAGATGGATTCCCGCTTTTTGGTTTTATACCAACACTCAACCAACCGGATACGCTCCAACTTGAAATCGACGTAGTTTTCCTTGGTAAAGGAATCGACGTTAGAAGTGCTTGCTTGCCCACCGCCGGCAGTCTCGCTATCATTTACCAGCGCACGGAGTTTCTCTTCTTTGTCAGGATAGAGAGCTATCGCCTCTTCCAAATCCACCCACTTAGCGCGGCAGATATAGGTTGCATCTTCGTTCCAATCGTATCGGCGGGAAAACGGGTCGGGGAATAACTCAAAGGGGCTTAAATGNCGGATTTTGACTTCGGGCTGGAAANCATCGTCGAAGCTGATGTAGGTCTCCAACGCCCCGAAGCCGCCCGTAAAGCCGTCGTCGGCCATGTCCCGCTCTTCAAACTCAAGCTGGTTATTCTGACGGACAAACAAGAGCGTATCGGATAGGGCCTGAGCTAGAGGTTCATCCTGGGGATTTCGGCCACGGTAGGCTATGCGGGTCTTTTGCTTGACAAACTGGCCCACCATGCGCTCGACGGTGACACTGATTTGGTTATTTACAGTCGGGGGCTGACCACGGGCTTTTAACTCTGTGAGTTCATTGGTCGTCCATTGATCGCCTTCTTTGTACTTAAAGCACTCGATGGCGTTTTTCCGCCAATTCACCCACGTTGGATGATCTACGGCGGCCCGGAACTTCTTATCGAAGTCGTCTAGGAGCGTTTTTTGCTTGGCGGGAGTAAGTTTTGTCTCTGAATACGGCAAAGGCCACCCCATGCGGAAGGTGGCCCCTGGAATTAGGGGGGTGCTTCGTTAGTGCTACTGATACAATATCTGTTTTACGTTGTCAACCCGAAACTTCCGCCGTCATTAAAGCAGGCTGAAATACATGGCGCTCGTCGGCCTTGTGCCGATCGCCGCACTTGGGGCATCGGATAACCCCGCGATTCATCAACATGGCCTCCATGAGAGTCAGGCTGCTCTTGGTATGGCGATAGAGGCGTAGGAGTTCTTCGGTGGTGATGTCGTTCATAAGGTTCCGTTATGCAGCGTATCTATGATCCCACCAGAATTTCGTCTCTATATCCCAAGTTTTTTTACACTTACAACATTCGTATATTTTTCCTTTATTATCCATATTCGACTCACACCTTGGATCATCGGTCAGGTGAGTACAATGCTTGTCTTTCTTTGGGCATTTGCCACTTGGATCGGAGTATAAGGGAGCGGGCAAATACTTCGGCTTTAATAAAATAGCTAAATAAAATACAACCCCCGAAATAAAAAAAGTTAGACCAGAAATAGCAATGTTCGGATAGGTTAAAATAAAATTCTCAATCATATTAAGCCTCCGAGGGGATACCCCAATACAAACAGGTTTTACAGATCGGCGCTGCCTGATCCCGCCGACCTCTCATGTGCGCCGCAAGCCATTCCCGCCGTTTTGGAGAGTTCCAGAGTTCATCCAGGGTGTTCTCGTGAAGCGAGCCTAGCAATCCTTGACCCTGGGCATCAAGACGATTGCAAACGAAAACTTGGCCTCGCCAATCAATCGAGGGATGGGAAAGGAAGTCCAAGCAAATTCCAGACTCGGGTATAGTAGGATTTCTTTTAGCATATCTGTAGTTTCCGTCTGGAACATGAATAAGCCGTCGAATGATTGGTACTCCCAGGGCCGCATAGAGTTGTTCCCTTTCGGGCGACATGAATCCAACGATCTTGATATTAACCATTGGGGGCCGGTCGCCTTTGAGTTCGAGAAATTTCCTTACCACTTCGAGTTGCTCCGGACCGTCAACGTCGGCATTAAACGCGGAGACTGTAAGACTTTCGCAGTTGTCGATTATTTCCTCCGCCTTAGCGACGAGTTTTTTACCATTCGTGACTATCGAACGGATGCAGTGAGAAAACATCTCAAGCGCTGCACCAAGTTTTGGGTGCAGCAAACTTTCGCCATCACGATGGAACTGCGACACGATTCCGGCAGGAACTTGTTTCGAGATTTTCGACAACAATGGAATGCTAATAGAGCCGCGCACTAAATTTGGATTTACTTCTGCGTCCTGATGTCCGCAAAACGGGCAACTCTTATCACAATCGGAACAAAGCTCAACGTTGATTTGCGAAAGTCCGTTAAGCATTATCCCACCTCCTGGCCTGCTCCCGAAAATCGCAATCAACGGCTTCTTCCCATTTAGCTGATAGGAACTCCGTCATCTTCCCTACTTTGCCGTTTCCGACTTTTTGTCCGTTGATCGACGTACACGGCATGATCGAGAACGGGGTTGCGGTGAAAAAGGTTTCATCAGCGGTAATTGCGTCGAACGGCTCGATGTTTCTTTCGCGGTATTCGATGCCGTGCTTTCGGGCGAGGCTGAGGACGAAGTTGCGACTGATGCCACGTAAACAATTTCGGGGTTCCGGCGTAAGAAGCCGGTCTCTATGCACACAGAAAAAATTTGCGCCTGTTGACTCGGTGATGAAACCGGAATCGTCACACAATAACGGCCACGCAGATTCATCATATCTTCTTGCCTCCAGTTCGGCCAGTCTTGAGCTTATTCTTGCGTGATGCTTTACCTTGTTTTCTTGGTAGCGAGAAGGGATTGCGCCAAAATGGGTGATAACCGCTGGGCGACCATGCTCGTAAAACTTGCTCGCCCCGCGAAGTACCCACTTTAACGGATAGACAGTCATCATCACCCACGGTTTCACCTCCAAAATATCCTTGTAGATCGGCAGCGGCCCCCGGCTCACGTTTATAAGCGTCCGATACTCGTCATCCGGCCCAAACTCAAATCTGTTTGCCATAACCAAATCCTGATGAGCTTGGCGAAGTTCGTAAAAATTATAGGCGCACGGCATCTCAGTGAATTTGATCGAATCCATGAGGCGATTAAGATGAGCGTCGAGTTTGAAAATGTTTTTGTTGAAACTTCTTTGCATTTCAAACACGACATCGCCGTACATCGCCGCTGAGTCGTAGACCGAATAGACGGCTTCGCTTTCAGGTAAAAACAGGCCATTCTTCCAAATTCTTCGTCCCAAGATACTCCATCACTTCCTTAACCGTAAAATGGTTATGCCCAAATTGGTCGTAGATGTCTTTTAGCTTTTCATATTCCTCGGGGGTGTTCACCTCGAGGCGGAAGCCGCGAGGATAAAGTTTGCCGACATACCGATAGTTATTCATATCTATCCAGAATTGATGCGGATGCTCTCGATATTTGGGTTCTGGCAATTTCTCATTCATCCGCTCAAGCATCTCAATAGTGTAGAGTTCACCGCCAAAGCCATCATAATCGCCATCTGGATTTTCAGAGTTCATCAAAAGTTCCCAATCGGTAGCCGGATTATAAAGACTAACAAGACTATCTATTTCTTCCGGCTCCACGCAGGGATTGTCGGCGCAGATGCGGATAACATTATCCACGTTCAGCATCTTCGCCGCTAAGTAAAGTCTCCCAATCAAATCCGACTCATCCACTTCCGGGGCGACAACTTTTATTCCCCAACCTTTCGTGAATTTAGTGAATTCATCCAAATCCCTTGGCGGACAGGCAATCGCTACACCGTCAATCAGCTTCGCTCGCTGTATCCGCTCGATAAAGTTCTGCAACATAGACTTTCCCGCCAGAGGCCAGAAAATCTTTCCTCGCATACGACTAGAATCTGTACGAACGGGACTGATAACAGATGTTTTCATGGCTTTTCCCTCAATAGTTCATGCGCGTATCCCTGGACATTAAACAACAGACTGCCAAGCGCGGCCAATGTTTCGTCTCGCGTTTTGTGCCCTCTATGCCCAAGCCACCAGTCGAGAAAGTGCCGCCAACCGGATTCCATGTAAGATTCCAACGGGATACCAAGTTGCCAGTTGTCGGATGGCCTCAAAGTTCCGTCCGGTTGGCGGCGGTGGGTATCGCAAAACTTTCCATACCATTCGATCACCAAGGGGGAAAGATGACCTTCGTAGTCCACCTTTCCTTCCTCAGTGTTGCGGGTTGCTCCTTTCCCAAATGTTCGTAAGGGGACATGATAATTTCGTCCCACCATTTCGAGAATCACTTTACCCGTCTTAGTTTTTCCCATACCTGTTTCTCCACATCGAGTAAACGAATATCCCCTTTGCCGCGTGCCTTCTCCAAGTCCCTAATCTCTTCAACCAGCTTTCTGATTCCACCCGGTTCCACAGAAGCCGACTGGTCCGTTCCGTACATCGAGCGGTCCAGCGTGATGTGCCTTTCAATTAAATTCGCCCCCATTGCCACGGCGCAAAGCGAAGTCCACAGTCCTACCTCATGGCCGGAATACCCGACCTCGCATTGCGGCCAAAGGCGACGGATGGTTTCTATCCGCCTTAATTGCAAGTCCTCCGTTTTGGCCGGGTAAGTGCTGACGCAAGCGAGCAGGGCAATCTGATCGGTAAAAAGTTCCAGCACGGACACGGCCCGGCTGATTTCTTCAACCGTGCTCATACCCGTGGACATGATGACGGGCTTGCCGGCCATGCCGATGCGCCGGATGAGTTCCAAGTCGGTAACACACGCGCTTGCAATTTTATAGACGGGAATGTTAAACCCCTCTAAGAATGAAACAGAATCTACATCCCAGGGGGAAGCGTACCAGATTATGTTCTTGCTGCGACAATAGGCTTCGATTTCGTCGTATTGATCCTCTCCAAACTCTAAGCCCGCCTTCTGCTCCCGATTGGTTGTTCCCCACGGGGACTCACGGGGCTTATCCAATTCCTCGGCAGAGTAGACCTTCTCGACGACGCGCTTCTGGAACTTGACGGCATTTGCGCCGGCTACCGAAGCCGCGTCAATGAGCTTTTTGGCGAGTTCAACAGAACCGTTGTGGTTTAGACCTATTTCGGCGGTGACAAAGCATGGCAACCCGTCACCAATGTCGTAGTTTAAGATTTTCATTTCAATATTTTAATCAGTTTCCCGCAACGACAACACATCAATACGCTTTTGATAACGGCCCCGAAAATCTCGTCGTGGAGATTGATCTCGGTGACATTATGACCCAAAAACCAACAGACAAGTTTTTTCATACGGTTTTCCAATTCATCGTCTGTTCTCGCCTAAAATGATCCTTCCGCTTCCCGCTCATTCGTCTGAGCATTTCATAGTCGTAGTATTCAGTGAGCATCAGCGCATCGAAGCGGTTGGGAGATTCCACGCCGCGCTTTTTTAAGTCTTTCTTAGATTCCACCTTGATTTTTCCGTCGGTTCTCTCATCATCGTACTTTAAAGCGGTCATCTCGCCGATCAGGAGCGGATCATCGGGAATTTTTATCACCCGCTTCTCAAATTGTTCTCGAAGCGACCAGCAAAGTTGGTCCCGAAGACGATAAAAACGGAGTTCATCGGTGGAGGCCTCAGAGACATTGATTCCGATGATTGTCGTTGTCCGGCAACGCTGCCTTACGCCGGTCTCAACGGCCCATCCGATACCGATTGTGTCGATTAAAACCATCTCCGGCTCATGGACATAGATTTCTTTAACGATCCAGTTGATAAGCTGCTCGGCGTCGGGCGTATCGCGGGATTCTACCCCCTCTACAACCGGCCCGCGCCGTCTTATCAGCACCGAGCTATCGCCGCCGCCGCCAACGTCGATACCGAAAATGAGCGGATCTGTCTCAACCGCCTCAAGATCACGCTCTATGGCCTCCTCGGCCCAATCGTACTCGATCAAGAGCTTTTCCCCGCTGATAGGCGGAAGGCCCTTGACATAAATCCTGAAAAAGTTGGAATCACGCCCGTACTTCTTCGCCAAGCCCGCGATGGATTCTTTAGTCACCAGCTCGCTTTCCTCGGCGTCCCATCTGAGCGTAATCCATTGGCTGCGGTGCTTTGTATGCGTCTCGACGGCAAATCCCTTGGACCTCGTTGGATTGAAAATGTTGATAATGAAATTGCAGATATCGGTAAGCGTTCCTTCCAGCGCCCCGTAAACGGGATCGGGGATTCGAGATGACTCGTCGAAAACGACCGCAAGGTATTTTTCATGGAAGCCGCCAAGAGTTTCCGCCTGCTCTTCCGCCGAAGCGCGTGGGTTGCACGTTCTGGCCACGGCGAACCATTCTTTACCCTCGGCCTCGTTGAAAAATATCTTATCCGACTGCCAGGTAATCCAATCTTTGACTTTGGATTGCCGGAGCCATTTATTGATTTCTTTCCATAGAACGTCTTTAAGCTGATGGCCGGTGGGAGCGGTGCAGGGAATTTGAGAAAACGGAAAGCAACAGAGAAACCAAAGAATAAAAACCGCCGCAAACGTATCCTTGCCGGTCCCCTTACCGCTCATTATCGAGATACCGATCTTGTCGGCGTATTCTTTTTCTTTTTCCGAGAGAATTTCACCCTTGCCGCGCTTGATCTTAGCGTTAATAAGACGCGATAGATGAGTAAAGCCGTCGCGCTGCTGCGCGCTCAGTTTCAAGTCGGGAATGGTATCATCGACGAATTTATTCGCCGATTGCTGCCACGCCCGAAATGCCGCTATGTGTTGGGGATCAAGAGCGGGCATCTATTTTCCGAAAAGGTTTTTCAGCGAAGTCCGCTTGTGTTTCCTTTGTGGCAAATTCTTTTCTTTTGTCGCGGCGAAGTCGCGCATTTGCGCTTTCGTCATGTCGGGACATTTACCACGAGCATGACTCGGCTGGTGCTCACAAATCGCCATGAATTGCCGCTGCGCTTTTGAGACTGCCGGCATAGAATCCTCCTGACCTAAATTACGAGCCACTATGCGAACAAGTACTTCCCGTATTAGCAGCGCCTGCGGAGGTAAAAGCCGGCGATGCGCCGATAGAACCCGTTGTGTCTGTATAGGTGAAATAAGGCCCAGGCCAATGTATCCAGGTATATAGCGCCTGGCAAGGCGTGAATTGTTCTCCCCATTCCTTGCGACAATTAAGACAGTAAACAACGTGACACGTCTTGCAAAACCTCAAGCGGTGCTCCCCGTGGCAATCGTTTAGATGAAGATGATTGTGTTGATCCATAAAATTTCTCCTTCAATCCCCTTTCGATAAAACCGCCTTCAACGCGGCGCGAGAAATCGCAAGGGGAGCGTGCCCTGGGTCCGATGTGCCCTGATAAAGCTCGGTATCCGGGTAAATATCGAATTCCACTAAATGACCGTGTGGTCCTTTGGTGAGGAAGACCGACGCAAAGTATGGCGGCCCACAAAGTTTTTCCACTATTTCCCATGCGGCGGAAATGTCGGTGGAGGGCTTAAATCCCCAACTGAACGGAGAACTCCCGTCCGCCCTTGGCAGTCCCGGACCTTCCCAAGCTCTCTGCATGCTACCGCCATGCATCAACGGGCCATGAACGTAATGCGGCGCGCCTAGCCTCCAACCCATCACCTTCTCAGCAATGAGCTTATCCAACTCGACCCCGGCTGGAATAGAATCAATATCCAGGTTTTTTTGAGCTTCTGAAAGTTCCATGCGCGCTACCCCGCTCTGCTGGAAACCCACGCCAAATATGCCACCTCTAACTCGTACTTCGCTAAGTGCGGCTCAGACCCAAGCCCGGATAACCCCCGTAACGATTCGTCAAGAAACGTACTGACATATTCACCATCTTCCGGCGACCAGAATGTTACGTTGGGAGGCATTGAACATTACCGCCTTTTTATTCTAGTTTTTATTCCAGACCGGAATAGTCGGGTATCAGTCTTTTTAATTTTCTCCGCGAATTGTCTTAAAATAATTAAGGCGATCCACTCCCACGCTTCCTTGTCATTCGCAAATTCAGTGAAAGCGGCTTTTAATGAAGGCATGGATTGTACGGCACTCAGCAGTGGTATAGTCACACAAAACCCCCCATACCCCCACCCTCCCCCGCCGGCCTTGATTTC